CGATAATGTTATACCCTCTACAGCCGAAGTGGCCTCTGGCCCTCCTCAACCGCGCCCTTTCCAACGGGCTACTGTTGACAAAACAACCCCTAAATTGACGTCTACAGACGAAAAGGGCATTGTTTTTGATGAACAAACACCTATTTCTTCCCTTACTAATTTATATATTTCAAAAAAAGGCGGTTCTGTTTGTGAACCTGATTGGCACTGCAATGATATGTTTCGCACTCCTGTGCGCGTTGCTTCTGGTACTTGGGCTACAACTTCTACCGCCGGTTCACTTTTGTACCGTTTTGATTTTCCCGACCTTATTTTTAAAATAGATAGATTTACTAAAATGCTTAAACGTTTTACTTTTTTCCGTGGTACTTTTAGACTACGTGTCGAACTTAATGGTACCGATATGCACGCTGGCCAGTTGATGCTAGCTGTTCGTCCCAATACTTTATTGCCTCGAGATCCTAGTAATTCTGGTACGCCATCTTTAAATAATCTTATGCAGAATAACCACATTACTTTACTTGCCCGTGCGAACACAGTGGCGGAAATTGAAGTACCTTGGTATTCTGTATATGATTATATGTCAACTGAAAATTCCATTCCTGCCCCATACGATGCATGTACGAACGAGACTTACGCCACCGCTTGGCTTGTTGTTCGTAATGTGCTCAATCCTGGTACTAGCGCTTCCACTTCCCTGGGATGGACAGCTTATGTCAATGCTTGTGACATTCATATGTCTATTCCTAAACCTTCTTTGGGTTTTGCTCAAGGCCTTATTGATGTTACCAACATAAATCAAACGCTCAATAATGTTACGGATTCTACTTTACCTATTAACATGGAAGGTGATGATTTCGACGTTACTGCTCTTGATCTCCCTACTGATCCCATGAATCCTACTACAGTTACTCACCGCAATTTTTCTTCACTTTCTTCGTGTAAGGGCGTCGTTCCCACTGAACGTATGTCCATGTATCCTGAGACAATGACTATTTGTCGCTATTCATCTTTTGAGACCAACGTTGACGAGATGCTTCTTTCTAATCTCATCACCATTCCATCCATGCTTACACCTTTTACCATTTCCACAACTTCCACATTTGGCACCATTTTATACAAGTTGCCTATTTCTCCTACTGTCGGTTACAGATATCAAGCACCGGGAGTTGTTACTACAAACAATTCCACTACTCTTAGCTACTTCGCCAATTTGTTTTCTTATTGGCGTGGCGATATTGTTTTTTGCATTGAGGTAGTTGGCTCGCAACATCATACTGCCAAGCTTTTTGCCGGATATGCTTATAACGTCAACGATGTTCCAAATTTCGCTGTTGGGAACATTGATCCTACCACCTACTATGGTAAAGTCATTGAAGTCAACAAGACTAATCAATGCTACGAAATACGCATTCCTTATCAACATTATACTCCGTGGTGCCCTGTTACCAACGATTCTTGCCATGGTTCCGGCATTTTTGCTCGTACAACCGGTGCTGGATACGTTTATCCTTATAAATCTGGAGCCATTGGTATTTTTTTTGTTACAGTCCTTAATCCTCTTGTTACTTCCGCTGGCATTGCCACTACCATTGACGTCAATGTTACCGTTCGTGCTGGTGACAATTTCGAGTTTCATACGCCTCGTTTTTCTTCCGACGTCCCTGTTCCTCAATCTGGTGTTGGCTCTGCTGCCACTTGTAGTGAGCCCCCCTCCATTCTTCCAGAGCGTATTCGCACTCTTCGTGATTGTCTTAAGCGAACTTATTTTGCTGCGCATGTTCCCATTTACCAGGCTTTAACTTTGACCAACACTAACGGTTGGAAGGCTAACTCCACCACTGGTCTTGTTCCTTACGGTTATTCTTTTGTCAGTATTGACAAAATGCTCCTTTCGCTTCCAGTATTTAATCGTATTGGTTCTTGCTTTGCAGCATATTGTGGTGATGTGCGTATGAAGCTATATGTTAATTTTGTCAATTCCACCGGTTCTGCACCACCTGTTTATTTCATCCATGTTCCTCCCACTGCTGTTCTCAATGTTGCTACTTTTGCTTGTTCGGCAGCATCGCAAACTGTGCCTCTCGATTGCTTTGATCCAACTTTTTTAATTGCACAAATGGCCACTATTGCTGAATCTTTCGCTATTACTACACGCTCGCCCAAAATAAATTCCAATTTCACTTATAGTCCGTATCAGACTGTTCCTGACCGTGTGATCAATCACGATACTGTTGCTCCTTCCGATTTTGACGTTTCATGGAATAAATCTAGTTATGGGCACACACGTGCTGGTCCTGGCTTGGCTAGCGCTATGGCCACCAAAGCTGCTCCTTCAGTTGAAATTGAGATCCCTTATACCGTTGAAACCAGATGCACAAAAATTTACAACAATTCTGGTCTTTCTCAGGCCAACTCCCTTATGAACCTTGCTTCCACTATGCCCGCCTATGGCTACCTACTAATGGTTCAACCTGTCATGACTGATTCCATTTATGGTGCAGGCGGCACTGGCCCTGACAACCCTAATGCTATTGTTTCGATCCATATGAATGGCGCTGACACTTTTAGATTCGGCATGTTCAGAGGTGTTCCACCAACCCAATCCGATCTTATGGTTACTATTCTCAACGGTACCACCACACCCTATACCACCCGACCGTATGGTTATTTACCAGCTCCTATCGGTCCCCCATAACTGCTCTTTTAAAATTTTCTTGTAGTTAGTACAATATTTCTTCTTATTTTTCTCCGGTTTTTCATGTGATTCTTTTCTATTAACGTCTAATCAACGTATGACCGAAATGTCATTTTAAACTCGCAAATAAAAAACAAAATAAAAATTTTATGCAAATCGCTTTATTCCAGCTTTTTGTTATTACATCCTTTGGAATTCGTTTCTACTTAAATCTCTTTTGGTTCTCGGCTATACAGCAGGCCCCTGTTGCACCTAGATTTAAGGTCTTTTTAAGATACACTCTTAGTTAGTCTGCTC